TTACCAACTACCAAACGCGCAACTACTGCTCGCAAGGCGCAGAAGTTTTGTACCAATTGTGGTACGCGCATGATGCCCTCTCACAATTTCTGTGGTGGGTGCGGAGGCAAGCTATGAGTACAACAGTCCGAGTTACAGAACTGATCACTGATGTTGATATGCGACCGACACGAGCTTTGATTTCTGGTCGGTTCAAAGTTATCAACAAGCTGGGTCGTGGACAAATAGCACTTCTGGTTAATCGTTCTTGTACAATTGCCAGGTTCATTGACTCTGAGAAAACGATCCACACCATGTACGCTGATGAAGGTGAAGCTTTTGACCTTGCTACAATTGAAGACATGGTGAAAAAACGAACACTAGCCATCGGGGTAAGTGTTGTTCGTAACCCAAATGTCAAAGCAAAGAAAGTTACTGGCATCTCAGCTAAACAACTTGTTGGTAAAAAGAGAGCAACAGGATGAAGACAGATAAAATTTCTGAGTGGCTAGTAGCACAAGCACGTCTAAGACATTACAAAAAGTTGGAAGCTGATCTGAGATGTGAGATTTGTGACGATATGTTCGGTGGCCGCACAGGTCGATTCTCAGAGAAGTCAGAATTGGATCTTGAAAATGGTCAGCATGTGATGGTAAAAGCTACCAGCGTTACCAATCGCAGTGTTGATGAAGAAATGCTTCATCAACTTTATGCTGATGGGTTCCTAACTGAAGCTGATAATTTGTGCTTTGTTAGGAAGCTTGCTATTGTTGAGAAGTATCTCAACAAAGCACCATCCACTTCCAACGTTTGGAAAGCCATAACTGAGAAGCCTGGTATGCCAAAACTGGAGGTGAAGCAAGTATGAAAGTTGAAACGATAGATGAAGCAGTAGAGCAAACTGGCATCAAGATGTGTGTGTTTGGTTTTGCTGGCGCTGGCAAAACGGTTTTGTCAGCTACAACAGAAGCGCCAACTGTAATACTCAGCGCTGAAGCTGGATTGCTTTCTTTGAAGAACGCACCGGCTGAAGTTAAAGCAAGGCTAGCAGTAGTTCAAATCAAAACGCTACAAGACATGGGTCAAGCTTTTGCTTGGCTTCAAACTGGACACATGGCAGATTGGTTGGTGATTGATTCAATTTCTGAAATTGCGGAAGTTGTTTTGTCTTCAGCCAAGAGCACAAACAAAGATCCACGTGGTGCTTATGGCGACATGGCCGATGATATGCTTGAATTGATTCGGCAGCTGCGTGATCTACCAGGCTACAACGTCATGATGACTGCTAAACAAATCAGAGTCAAAGATGACTTCACTGGAATAACAAGTTATGTTCCAATGCTGCCTGGTCGACAACTCACTAACCAAATACCTTACATGTTTGATGAGATATTTGCGTTGCGAGTTGAGCCTCACCCCCAAGAGGCTGGCAAGTTCATTCGTGTTCTTCAGACTGGTCGTGATGTTGCTTATGATTGTAAAGACCGATCTGGAAAGTTGGACATGTATGAACTACCGAACATAGCACACATAGCACGCAAGATCCAGGGAAAGCCCCTAACAACTCCAGCAGCAGCACCCATCGTTGAAGATGAACCTGTTGTTGAAGACTAACAAACGAACAAACATACAAATGAGGAAATGAAAATGGCACAACTACCCGCAGCATTCAATCCGCAAGCAGCAGGTCAAGAGGGAGTTGGCGATTTCAGCGCCATCGATCCTGGAGATTACACAGCACAGATAGTTGATTCGCAAATGAAGATGACAAAGAATCAATCTGGACAGTATCTGGAATTGGTTTGGAACATCATCAGTGGCGAATGTGCTGGACGACGACTGTGGTCCAGATTGAATTTGGTTAACCCTAGCGTCCAAGCAGTTGAGATTGCACAGAAGCATCTCAAGAGTATTTGTGACGCGCTTGGCGTACCAGGTCCCATTAGTGATTCACAAGTGCTCCATGGTAAGCCTTGTATCATTAGTGTTGCCAAGACGCCAGCAACCGCTCAATATCCTGAAGGAAATGAAGTTAAGAATTACAAACCTGTTGGCGCTGGAATGCCTGTTGGTGCTGCGATGCCAACAACAGCATTCCCAACAACGCCATCAGCACAGCCAGTAGCTCCAGCACCAACTACTGGTGATGCTCCTGCTACACTAACCCAGCCGGCTGAAAGCAAACCGCCTTGGTTGCGATAGGATAGCATGAGGGTGGAGGCATACCTCCAGTTGAGGTTCGGCGTCTCAACTTGCCTCCACCCTCATCACCAACCATAAACTTTTAGGAGCAATGATGGCTCAGCTTCCCACAAACGTTAACGCAACAAAGCTACTGTTTGATGAAATAACTTTTCCACGCAGGAGAGGCAACACAATTGGCATGGGATCAATTGGTGATCCTTGCGTTAGACGTTTGTGGTATTCACTTCATTGGTTTGATGAACCTGAACCTATCTCATTGCGTTTGTATAATCTTTTTGAAACTGGAACACGTGCTGAAGACTTCATGATTGAAGATTTGAAACGTATTGGTGTTGAAGTTACGCAACGTCAAGAAGAGTTATGGGGAACCATGGATCATGCTCATGGCTTCACAGATGGTCGTTGTAAGAATGTACCAGAAGCTCCAAAGACTGAACACTTGCTTGAGATGAAAACGCATAGTGATTCCAATTTCAAAAAGCTTGTTAAGGATGGCGTGAAGAAAGCATATCCAAAACATTATGCTCAGTGTCAGCGTTACATGAAAGGTACTGGACTCACACGTACACTTTACCTTGGGTATAATAAGAACACAAGTGAATATTATGTTGAGCGTATTAGGTATGATGCTTCTTTTGCGAATGACTTGGTACGCAAAGAGCGCGAAATAATTTTAGCACAAACGCCTCCAGCAAAGCAGTTTGAACGCTCTTGGTATGAATGCAAATTTTGTTCATTCAAAGAAGTGTGCCATGATAATGCTACACCTCCAAAGAATTGTCGAACATGTAAACATAATGACATAGTCGATGAAGGCAAGTGGGTGTGTACTGTGCTGGGTGGAATGTATGAAATACCTCAAGAGGTTCAATTGGTTGGTTGTGAAGTTTATGAAGTGATGGATCTTGATGGCTGAGAAAATACCTCGCTGGTATCAAATTGAAGCAACTAGTGCTTTGATGAAGAGTCTGGAGCATGAAGACTGTCACCCAATTGTAGTTGCGCCGACTGGTTCTGGTAAGTCACTTATGATTTGTGACTTCATTGACCGATACTTAACAGGCGAGCCAACTGCAAAAATTCTAATCCTATCTCACATCAAAGAAATTCTTCATCAAGATCACGATGCCATATCTGAATACTTTGAAGGATATGAAGTTGGTTTGTATAGCTCAGGCATGGGATCCAAAACAGTTAAGAAAATAACTGTGGCTGGTATCCAATCAGTTTGGCGTAAGCCTGAACTGTTCAAAGATTTTTCAATTGTGATAGTTGATGAGTGTCATCTTGTCACTATTAGGCAAGATGGAATGTATCGCAAGTTGTTGAAACATATAACTGCGAGTTATGTTGGCTTCACAGCTACTCATTTCCGTTTGGGACACGGTTACATTCACAAAGGTGAAGGCAGACTCTTCAATGAGTTGGCTTATGATATGTCTCAACCTGAAATTTTCAATCGGCTGGTTAGTGAAGGCTACCTAACCAAGTTGATAACTAAAGCAACGTTGATGAAGATGAATGTTGATGATATTAAAATTCGCGCCAAAGATTATGCCATTAATGAGCTGAGTGAAAAATTTGATCGTGATTCAATTACTGACATTGCTGTAGATGAAATTATTGAGTTTGGTTTTAATTACAAGAAGTGGTTAGTGTTCGCGATTGATATTGATCACGCTGAGCATATCACTAAAGCATTCAACAAACGTAACATCAACGCAGCAGTAGTACATTCCAAAATGGAAGGCAATCGCGATGAAGTTGTCACTGGTTTCAAAACTGGAAAGTATCGCGCTGTAGTTAATGTTGACATCTTGACTACTGGACTTGACGTTCCTGATATTGATTTGATAGCGATGCTACGTCCAACCAAGTCTCCAGTTATTCACGTACAAACTATTGGTCGTGGCTTGCGTGTTGCTCCTGGTAAGGATCATTGTTTGGTTTTAGACTTCGCTGGTAACACGATGCGTCTTGGACCGATTAATGACGTTGTTGTAAAACAGAAAGGGCCAGGAACTGGAGCTGGCATTGCTCCTGTTAAAGAATGTCCAAACTGTTTAGCGTTAGTTCATCCAACTACAAAACTGTGTGACGTCTGTGGCCATGAGTTTGTTTTCCAATCATCACTATCAATAACAGCTGGCACAGAAGCAGTAGTCAGGACTGATGTCACTGAATGGTATAAGATTGATGATATCAAATACAGTTTACATGAGAAGCCAGGCAAGCCAACAAGTATGAAAGTGACTTACAGAATTGGTTTACAAACTTTCAATGAATGGGTTTGTTATGATCACCAAGGTTATCCAAAATACAAAGCTGATAATTGGGTTAGGTTTAGAGCAGTAGCCGGAATGCCTATGCCCAAGGATGTTAATGAGTTAATAACCTGGTCACCATGGTTGAAAAAGCCTACTAAAGTGCTTATCAACTTTGGTGAAAAATTTCCGCTGATCAAAGACGCAACTTTTGATTGATATACCCTCTATATCAACTTGATAAATAGCGTGTCCTTTAATCAAACTGACCATAAAACAACAGTAGGCAGCCTCTTCTGCTGGTTTTCCAGGCTTAAAGCACCCTATAACACGCTCTGCCCAGGGTTAGCCGTCGAGCACCCGAAAAGCGGCTTTGCAGGATGTGTTCTAAAGGGTGTTTCTCGGCTAGTAGGTACTAGGATAAGGGGTTTTATTTTTCCTACCCTTAGAAACGATCCTGCAAAGCCTATTTTCCTTAACGTTTTCAGCTACTTAGCGTGTTCTGGCCGGAGAAAGAATGTTAGCTTGGCGGAAAAGCCTAATGAAATCAGCTACTTAGCAACAGAAATTAGCAAACTATTTTCACTAAGGATATCAGCTACTTACTGCCAAACGCTGGAATTCATTAATAAAATCAGCTACTTAGCTTCACAGAGGTTATTAGCCAACGCTGGAAAAATTCATTATGTTCCCCTACGGTAAACAGTTTGGGAACATTAGCCGGAAAGGGAAGCAAAAATCAAGGTGCCCCCACCAGGGAGATGGTCAGTGAGAATCTGACGCGGCACTTGAATTGGACTAGCTAAGTAAACCTGCTCAACTGGGGATTGAAATGCTAGGTATCAAAGATTCAAGTGGTGTCCTGGAAAAGCGTTAGCCGGATTGCGATATCATTCCGCAGCAGGGAACAACACCGCCAAGCGTATCCTGGGATTTTTGTTTTTGCGCGATAGCTGCCCGTCTTTCCTGAATAGTCATTAACCCCTTAACCCCGTGTTAAGATGTTGGGGGTGCGCGTGCTTTTGCGCGCGTGCCCCCGATACTCTAAACAGCGTAACCAAGTTGCGGTGTTTAGAGTATCAATCGTGATACTATGAAAGGGGTTAAGAAATGTACGACAAATCAAATCTGGACAATATCGAACGATTGCGCAATTGGGCAAAGTGGCTCGTGTTGGCTTGCCAAGATGAGATGACTGCGATTGCTAACCCAAGTGATTGTGATATGTCTGATAACGCTGGTGTTGAAGTTGACGCCGATTTGTTTTTGAAAAATGCTCGCGAACATTTTGCTGGCGATCATGAAGATGATGAAGCTGCTCAGGAGTTTTGCCCCTTCTGTGGTTTGGAAGATGGCGATGAAATAACAGATCCTGATTCCTGTACAGAATCGTGGGCACCTTGGGCGTTGATGGGCTGATAGCTTATTAGGTCAACGAGAGTTGGCCTAATGACGTATCAATCCGGTACGAAATGAAAGGGGTTAAGAATGAAATTTTGTGAAGCTGCTGGATATGAAGTCAAAGATGTCAAGAAGTTTGTAGCTTGGTTGGATGAGTATTTGATCATGGCCAAGGATGCGTTGGACGGCTATGATGGTATGTCCGATACTCAGTATGTTCCAATCGATGCCAAGAATTTCTTGGAGTGTATGGATGCTCATGTGGCTCATCATCCTGATGATGATGAGACTGTATGGACCGATGAATTCTGTCCCATCTGCGAGTTGGAGAGAATTGCTGAGTGATTGGTAGCTTATTAAGCCAACGAGAGTTGGCTTAATGACTTACCAATTGAGGTAAGATGAAAGGGGTTAAGATGAGCAAGCCTAATTACACTACAGATGAAAGAGTGGACTTGGTTTATGCTTTCTATTCTGCGATACGCGCAACAAAGAGAAAGAAAGAAGTACATACCCACAGGAGCATTACGCAGCAAGAATATTATGATGAACTTGCCCAAACCAAATCAGATCTTGCTTGGTCAGCTGCTGCCGCCTGTGGGTATGTTTGGACTGAGGATTCCAATTTTGTTAACTGGGTTCAAAACGATTTGAACGCAACTGATGTTGAGATTCTGATCTGTGGCTTGAACAACGCGCTGGATGCTTCTAAAGAAACAAGTTGATAGCTTATTCCCAGCATCCAAAAAGGATGTTGGGAATGACGTATCAACCCAATGAGGTGATACGCACTTCGCATAAGTGAAGTGTTTGATAAGGGGTTAAGAAAATGGCAAACGCAAAAACCGCCAAGAAGTCTACCAAGAGCACCAAGAGCGTCAAGACGATTGGTAAAGCTGAGGCTGCTGTCTCGGCTGAACCTACCAAGGCGCAACTGGAACTGGCAAAGGCCAAAGAGATCATCACACCGATGGCCAAGGCTGGAAAGTCAGATGATGAGATGATCATCAAGCTGATGCAGGATGGAGGCTTCACGGCAAAGCAAGCCATTCGATACGTTAACCAAAGTCTTGAAGATTTGGGCGTGCGGATGAGCAACAAAGATCGTCAGACTGCGGTGAATGATATGCTGCTCGCCAACGATTTTGCTCCGAGTGATTGGAGTGAAGTTGTCAAGTCTGCCGAGTGGATCTCAAGTGAGCTTGATGCCACCACGGACAAGCAAGCTTTGGGTTGTATCAAGAAGTTTGCGAAAGAAAACAAAATTGAACTGCCGGCCAAGCCGCGTGGGGCTGGACGTTCTGGAGGCACTAGCTTCCGTGTTGTTTCCCTCGCATGGATGGAAGAGAATCCCACTTCAACAGATGCTGAGTTTGAGAAGTGGGTCCTGTCGAATGAAGGCAGAACCATGGGTGATGTTCGATACTATGGCCGGATCTTCAAGACAGTGCGCAACATGTATGAGGCTGGAGTTGCTTCTGCTTCATAGAGATTGGTAGCTTATACCGTCAACGCTTTTAAGCGTTGGCGGTATGACGTACCAATTGTTGGTGCGAAAACAAAAACAAATGAAAGGGGTTAAGAAATGGCAACTAACAAACTCGTGAACAAATGGGCTGACGACATCGCGCGCAACCTGGAAGATGTTGGCTTTGAGAAGTACAATGTGAGCGCGGTGGACGCTGCTTCGGCTGATGCGTATGGCCGGATCATCGTTGGTATCGGACGTTACAAAGTCACCATGAGTATTCTGGACAATGAGTACCTGGTGTCAGTCCGAGTGTTCGGCAAGATGAACAAAGCTCATCGCCGTCGTGCGGCACAGCGCACTTTGGAAGCGATGGGTTACAAAGTCAAGCGTGACGGAGATGCTGTGGTAACCAACATCGAAGTTAATCGCATTGGCGTTGCTCGGCTGGCTGAGGCACTTGCTGCCTAGTCAGCCAAATGGAATTGGGCCCACTCTTTAATTAGAGTGGGCCCAGTTTGCCTTACTCTAAACAGAGTGGTACTCTTTTTAGAGTAATGCAAACAACAAAGGGGTTAAGAGTGACTGTACATGATATGCTACTTGAGCTCCAACGTCGTGGATATGATGTTTCCAAAGCGTTGACTCTTGAAGAGTTTTTTGACGTTCCAGTTTTGAAATCCAACAGATACAAAACCAGAGCTGGTACGGCAAGCCGCAAGTTGAAGGATGGTAGCAATACCATAACGCTTTCTAGTTTGCTTTGGTTGGCTCCTGGAAACGCATGGGATTATATCCATGAAACATTCCTTCATGAACTTGCTCACGTGATGTCGTCCGATAACACTGCCCACGGTACTGAGTGGATGAATAATTGTCGGTATCTGGGAATCAAACCAGAACGTTATCATGACTATCAGCATATGGGCAGGCAACCATTGAAAGTTGTTGCGGCTTGTGATAACTGTAAGACTGAATGGCAGGCTCGCAAACGTTTGGCCAAGCGTAAAACATACTCCTGTCCATACTGTAAGATACCAATTCGCAAATTTTAGTTGGTAGCTTAATCCTGTTACGCTTTTTTAGGTAACAGGATTGACGTACCATACAGGTGCGAATAAAAGTGAAAGGGGTTAAGAAATGACGCAAAAGAGAATCAGGCATCTCAATCCACCTGAGAATTGTGACTTGTGTCACAAGCCAGTCGGCGATGCTTTTGTTGACGGCAAAACAAAAATGGGTCCGTGGGCAAACATGTGTTATGTTACATGCTTCCCAAAGTATGGAGTTGGCCTTGGAACTGGAAA